GCCATGTAAAAACCCCCGAAGGTTGGATCAACATCCAACTTTCGGGGGTCAGTTCACGAGGCGCCGTTTTTCTTTGCTTTGGTGGCAGGCGGATTCATCTTCTTTCGTCTTCGAATCTCCCGCATCTCCCATCTTCGCGCGCCTTACGGTAAAGTCTTGCGCGTGACACGAGCGCCGGCGCGGCGCAAGCCGGCAGGGCGCCAGACAGAGGGGGATACGGATGGATCGAGCATGACGCGATGGCGAGGACCCGCCACGGCGGCGGCCATGCTGCTGGGAGCGTTGTTGACCGGATGCATGTCCGCGCCCGGGCCGGGCCAGGGTTCGCCCAAGGGCGAAGGCATGTCGGCCGACCAACTGGTCCAGACCGACTTCAACCGCACCGTCACCCTGGAGGTGCGCGACAACCTGGCCAGCCTCTACAGCCTGCTGGACAAGCTCTACCGACGCAACCCGCGCGAATGGCGCAAGACCGGCGCGCCCGACCACGCGACCGCGGTGTCGCGGGTCAAGCATGCAATCGAGGTGCGGATCCCGCCGGCCGACCTGGCCGGCCTGCACGACATCCAGATCCTGGCGGTGTCGCTCGATCCCAACTACAGCGGCGACCGCGTCGGGGCCTTCATCTACGGCCTGGCCGACACCATCATCGCCGCCCACAACGGCAAGACCCGCCTGTACGCCACCGACGCGCTCGACGGGCAGCGGGTCTACAATGCCGCACGGAACGTCGAGGCGGCGGCCTGGCTGTTGGCGTCGCGCCGCAACAACCAGGGCGAGCCGCTGCTGCTGGCCAACGAGATGTCGGCGCAGGCCACCAACCTCAGTTTCGAACGCGAGTTCGGCGCCATCATCGGCCGGCTGGACCTGATCGCCAATCTGCTGGGCGAGAACTCGCGGCGCATCGGCATCAACTATGCGCAAGGCCTTTTGCTGTTCAATTTCCTGCCGGTGCGCTAACAGGATTTTTCCACCGTGATCGATATCGCTTCCATCCAGACCGCCCGCGAGAACCTGCGCGGCCAGGTGCTCAAGACCCCGTTCACCCTGTCGCGCACGCTGTCCGACATCTTCGGCGCCGAGATCTGGCTGAAATTCGAGAACCTGCAGTTCACCGCCAGCTTCAAGGAGCGCGGCGCGCTCAACCGCATGCTGACGCTGTCGGAAGACGAGCGCCGCGCGGGCGTGATCGCGGTGTCGGCCGGCAACCATGCCCAGGGCGTGGCCTACCATGCGCAGCGCATGGGCGTGCCGGCCGTGATCGTGATGCCGCGCTTCACGCCGACCGTGAAGGTCGCCAACACGCGCCGCTTCGGCGCCGAAGTGGTGCTGGCCGGCGATACCTTCGATGACGCCAAGGCGCATGGCTACGAACTGGCCAAACAGCGCGGGCTGATCATGATCCACCCCTACGACGACGAGGCCGTGATCGCGGGGCAGGGCACGGTGGCGCTGGAAATGCTGGAAGACCAGCCGCAGCTGGACATGTTGGTGATCGCCATCGGCGGCGGCGGCCTGATCTCGGGCATCGCCACGGCAGCCAAGGCGCTCAAGCCCGGCATCGAGATCATCGGGGTGCAGACCGAGCGCTTTCCCGCCATGTATGCCGCCGTCAAGGGCGTATCGATGCCGCAGGGGCAGTACACCATCGCCGAAGGCATCGCGGTGAAATCGCCGGGCGGGCTGACGCAGCCCATCGTCAGCCGGCTGGTCGACGACATCGAACTGGTCAGCGAGGCCGACATCGAGCACGCCATCGTGGTGCTGCTGGAAATCGAGAAGACCGTGGTCGAAGGCGCCGGCGCGGCGGGCCTGGCGGCGCTGCTGCGCGCGCAGGAGGCGGGCAGCGAGCGCTTCAAGGGCAAGCGCATCGGCCTGGTGCTGACCGGCGGCAACATCGACCCCTTGATGCTGGGCGAGCTGATCGAGCGCGGCATGGTGCGCGCCGGCCGCCTGGCCCGCATCCGCGTCGATCTACGCGACCTGCCGGGCGCGCTGGCCCACGCCACCAAGCTGATCGCCGACGCCCAGGCCAACATCACCGAGGTGCATCACCAGCGCGCGTTCACCTCATTGCCGGTGCGCAATGTGGAAGTGGATTTCGTGCTGCAGACGCGCGGGCCGGAGCACATCCAGGAAGTGATCGACATCCTGAACGCGGCCGGTTTCGCGGCCAGCAACCACGACCATTGAGTCAGGGGCGGCCCAGCTCCGGATCCCGGCCCACCTGGTTCTTCAGCCGGTACAGCCGCTCGCGGTGCAAGGTCGCGGCCAGCGGCTCGGGCTCGCGCCCCAGCGCCACGTAGTCGGCCGGGATCTGCGCGATGGCGTCGCGCATGCGCCCGGCGCCGTCCTGCCACCATTGCGCCAGCATGCGGTCGGGGTTGTACACGTCCAGGCCCTGGCGGCGCAGTTCCGAGCGGTTGAAATCCTTCAGGTTCCAGGTCAGCACCTGCACCACCGGCGTCTGCGGCAGGCCGCAGCGGGCGCGGCGCGCCAGGCCGGCGGCGATGACGTGGAAATCCTTGGGGTCGCTGTAGCGCAGCGCCGCCTCGTAGACCTGGGTGTCGTGCTCGATGGCCTGCGGGAAGCGGGCGTTCATCTCGGCCCAGAACTCGGCCATCACCTCGGGCGGGATGTCCCAGATGCGGCAGGCGTTGCGGCGCCATTCCTCGCCGATGCGCTCGGTCCAGACCGGCTGGAACACGCCGGCGTCGGCCAGGCGCAGCAACAGGCGGCGCAGGATGCCGGACATGAGGACACAGGCGTCCAGGACGATGAAGGGCGGGGCGGCGGGTGTGGCGGTCAAGATCGGGCGGTCCGGGCGCGCAGGCAAGGCAGGCGCGGCGGCGCCTGGCATAGGGGTGGTGCCCGAGACCGGACACCACCGATTGAGGTTTTATGCGGGTTGCGAAGGGGTTTGGCGTAAAGGTGGCGTGCGCCGACCGTCTGGTGCCTGCTGGTGGCTGTCGATCCAGTCCAGCACTTCCTCGCGATCATACAGCTTGCGCCGGCCGATTTTGAAGGCGCGGGGGAAGTCGGCCCGCTTGGATGTGCGGTCGCGGACATGCTTGCGGTTGAGGCCCAGCATGTCGGCGATCTTGTCGATGTCGATCAGGTCGCGTTCGGTCATTGGTTCACCTCGTCCGGTTGCACCTGCAGCACGCGCTTGGCGGCCGCGATGCGGATGGCCTGCATGTCGCTGAGAGCCCAGTAGCATCCCAGCGCGGTACGCTGCACGGGCTCGATGCCCAGCGCGAGCAGGTCGCCGACGGATGGCTTCATGCCGAGGCGCTCGCCGACCTGCGTGGTGGCCAGTACGGGGATCCCGTTCTGGATCTCGATTTGCGGTCGTCGCATCATTGCTCCTTCGGCGCCGCGGCCGGTGCTTGGTGTTGGGCTGCGTGTGCCATCACATCTCCTTTCCGATAGCGGCGGCAGCGCGCACGATGGCACGGCGGGTGGCCGCTTCAATGCCCCCATGCAGGTGGGCCTCGCATCCCAGCCAGGCACCGCCAGCGCGCCGTGCTGACGCGCCATATTCTTCCACGTGCAGCCACAGATTCAGCTTCACCGCCAGCCGCAGCGCGTCGCCGTCGACGGTGAGCGGGTTCCACGATTCCTCGCTTCTGCTACCCGGCTCGGACGCTTGCATCAGACTGCCCCCGTCAACCTTGACCCAGTGGTATTCGAGCCCGGCCGCCTTCGCCGCCAGCTCCAAAAGTTCGCGGTCTTCCATCACATCTCCTTCTTGTCTGTGTCGGCCGGCTTCATGAACGTCAGCCAGTGAGTCTTTTCACGCTTGCCGGACTTGTGGCCAAACAGCGGCCGATGATCGGTCAGGGCCAGGATCTGGCTGACCGGGATCTGGACCTCGGCCCACTTGAAGATCAGCACGCCGGCCGGCTTCAGCACGCGGAAGCACTCGGCCAGGCCGCGCCGCAGGTCGTCCTGCCAGTCGTCACCCAGGATTCCGTACTTGGCGCGCAGCCAGGAATCGCGGCCGGCGCGGCGAAGGTGCGGCGGGTCGAACACCACCAGGCTGAACGAGCCCTCGGCGAACGGCATGGCGCGGAAGTCCATGTTCAGGTCGGGCGTGATATTGAAGGCCCGGCCGTCGCACAGGGTGTGTTCCTCGCTGCGGATGTCGCCGAACAGGGCGCGCTGGTCCTGGCGGTCGAACCACATCATGCGGCCGCCGCAGCAGGGGTCCAGGATCGCGGCGTCATTCATCGTGTACCTCCAAAGTCTGCCCAGTGAGATGGCCCGTTTCCTTGAGGGCATCGAGTTGCAGCCGGGCGTGGTCGTCGCTGATGGCTGAAATGTGGCACTCGTAGGAGCCGTCCGGGCTGTAGAACTTGACCGAGTAGGCGTGCCATACGCGGCCCTGGGCGTCCTTGCAGGATGTGGGGTAGGGGATATGGTCAGGCATCGTGATTCCCCTCGCCGGCGTCGGCTGCTACACGGATGGCATACACCCTGATCGGAACATTGCCGAAGTGAGGGTGCGTGATCGTCTTGACGGTGTAGCCGCGCCAGGGCAATTCCAGACGGCGCGACCAATCCGTGCGCTTCGGATAGCCTCGGGTCAGGATCACCCGCTGGAACTCCCGCCCTTCGATCCGCATGGCCCAGAACGGGCAGACCATGCGGTATTCCTCGGTCTTGGTGCCTGCCTTGATGGCGTCGAAGTATTCGCCCTTGAGGGCTAGGTGCAGGTCAGCCATAGCGCTTCTTCCTTTCGGCTAGGGCGCGGTCGGCCCAGATGCCGGCCAGCCTCATTCGCTCGTCGCCCGTCGATATCGGCTTGTCCCCGAATTTCCATCCCTGCGCCTGCAGAGCCGTGGCCATCGATGCCAGGAACGCGCGCTCCCAGAATGCGCGTTCGGAGGCGATGGCGCCGCTGTGCATGCGCCGCTTGCCGGCGGCATAGCCACGGGCGTACCCGTTGGCCGCGGCCTTCTTGATCTCTTGGTCAGTCGGCATCCCGCTCTCCTTGTTCGGCCTGGGGGGCAGAAAGGGCGGCGCGGGCCTCACGCAACTGCCTTTCCAGCGCGTCGATGCCTTCACGCGCATCCGGGCCGAAGAACTCCACCAGGCGTTCGGACCAGTGTGCGCTGGAAGGTGCGAATCGAACGGCGTAGCGCATGTCATCGGTGACGACTCCTTCGCGCTGCTGGCCGCCGTCCTTGTCCGCCTGGGTCTTGAGGGCGCGCACGACGGCGGCCGCGTCCCTGAATTCGTTGTGCCACCGCCGATTCTCCGCGTGCAGTCGGTCAAGCGCCTGCGCCGCTTTCTCCAGTGCAGCGCTGTGCCCGGCGTCGAATCCATCGGCCCGGCCACGGGTGTATTCGGCGTCCATGGCGCTGGCCTGGGGCGCGGCATTCTCGATGGCTTCCAGGGCGCGCATCCACGGGCAATTACCGCTGCTGTGTTCGCCGATCTCCACCAGCAAATGGTCAGCGATGGCGTTCGCCAGCTTGTCGGCAATGTCGTGGTACTCGTCGCGCTCGGTCAGCGTCTGATCCCAAAGCTCGTCATCGGAGGGGCGGGCCTGGGACGCGGCATAGAGCGGGGCAGTAGCATCGTCGCCAGGGGAATGCTGAATCTTGCTGTTGACCGGCATACCGCGCCGTCGCATTTCCAGGTAGAGCGACGGGACATATCCGATGATCTGCGCCTCCCCGGCTACAGGGGCGCTTGCAGGCGGTTCAACGCCGGCCGCCGTGACGATGCTTTCGCAGTTCGCAAACTGATCTTCGTCAAGCAAGTCGGTGAGTCGCGCCATCAGCTTTTGCAGCGCTCGGCGCAAACGATGGTTATCCATGTCCAGGTACTCGATCTGGACCTTGGCTTCTTCGGCTACAGGGGCGCTTGCCTGATCCGCCGCGATCAATCGCAGCACATACTCAGCCTGCGCGGATTCGATGACGCTGCAATCCTTGTAGACGAGGATAGGCCCGCCCGCCGACGTGTCGATACGCCAGTCTTTCAGAACAGGCACAGGGGCGCTTGCCAGGGCGGCGCGGGGTCGATGCTTGTTCAACAGATCGGCGCATGCCCGGAATGTGTCGTCATCAATGCGGAACGCCATCCCCAGGTATCCTCCCTGGCTGTCCGGTTCCTCGTAGCACGGCGTGCCGCTCTCGTAGGCGGTGAATAGCGTATCCAGCAGGTCAAGCGCCCGCTCATCGGCTACAGGGGCGCGCAGCTGGGACAGCGCATCCACGACCGAACGGACGTGGTCGTAATGGTCCTTCGCCTCAGGTTCGCCCGCCCAGTCTCCTGGCGTTCGGGTGTGGCAATCGCTGATCGAGTCGGCTTCCTCGGTCAGCAGGAGGATGGCGGCGTTGATTGGGTCTTGCTCTACCGCCTGGGCGGCGTTGTTCTCTTTCATGTCGGTTCCTTATCTGTTGTGGCGCAGCCATTCGGCAGATGCCAGTGCGGGCACCACAACCAAGGGTTGTCAGGTTCTTCGGTATCCCAGGTCCATCCTTCAGGCAGCGGGTCGAGCGTCGGCGGAGCCTTCCCGCATACCGCGCAACCCGCCCACATCAGCGTCACCAGATCCTTGTCCATTTCGGCATTCCTCCAGTGTCTTGGGATCGCCACAGCGACAGATTTGCGGCCAACACGGCCAGCAGTTCCAGGCATTCCCCCGAGCGTCGTCCGTCAGCACGCGCTGGGTGATGTCGTCTTGTTGGGTCATAGGATCAGTCTTTGCTGGTGGCCGCCAGAATCCCGTCGATCATGCGAGGGTCCAGGAGGCGCTTGATTTCGTCGGGGGTGCAGCCGGCCGTGTCCCGCAGCGTGGTCAGGAACGCGGCCACGGCGCGCAGCTTGTCGTCGGTGGTGAATTGCATGGTTTCACCTCCCCGCGCCCTGGCCGCTCTGCTGGGCGGCGATCTTTCGCATAGCCTCCAGGCATTCAAGCTCGGCGAGTCTTTCGGCACGCGTTGGGCATTGAAAGACAAGGCGTTCTTGGCGTCGGATGATCTCGTTCCAGTCCATCACGCATCCCCCTTACGTTGGGCTGCAATGGCGGCGTCGATAGCTTTCCGTGGCGTGAGCCAGTTCTTGCCATCGCCCCAGCCGCACATCGGCACGTCTTGGCCGTCTGCGTCCACATGGAATACACGGCAGCATTCGCGGTCACGCGACCATGCAACCCAGGCGCCGTGGGCCGCCAGGAAATCCAGCCGCTCGGTGTCGCTGTTCAGCGCGGCGGCGCTTGCTTTCTGGATGAGCGGCATCAGCGCTTCGGCGAGCGCACCGGCTCCCATAGTGTGGTTGCCGTCGACCCTGCGGATTTCGTTAGCCAGGGTATCCACATCCAGCGCATCGCCAGCAGCGGGAGCGGGGCGGCAGGTCTTCACGTATTCCTCGATCCCCGGAATGTCCTGGAAGGCGAACACGAAGCCGCGACCCTCGCAGCACTCGCATTCCTCCTTGAACTCCTGGATGTCGGTTTTGCGTTCGGCGACCTGGTGCTTGACGTAGACGTGGCCGGAGCCGTCGCATTCGTGGCAGGTCAATTCCCAGTCACGCGCGGGCTGCTGATCTCCCGCCATGGACGATCCAGGGGAGGCGGGCGCGGCGGCGAGCATGGCGGCGTAGTGCGACTTCCAGCGGGGGAACGTGTAGCCGGTCTGTTCAAAATCGTTCTCGGCCGCGACTTCCATCTCGTCGGTAGCTGTGATGGGCACCAGCTTCCAGCCGGCCGGCACGCCGCCGCGGATCGCCGCATTGTGCTTGGCGTTCTCTTCGCCAGTCCGGATGCCGGCGGCGTACATCTCCTGGTCGCGGGCGGTGTTGCCCGTGGCAGGCGCATCGCCGGGCTGCTGGGCAATCTCCACCGGCTGCAGCGGGCAGGGCGCGTCCTGGCTCAGGCCGTGGGCAACGTCGTAGGAATTCGTCATGTCAGGCTCCTTTGGTCTGCGCCGCCCGAATCAGGGCGACGGCGATGTATTCGTTGATGCGCAGCCGTGCGGCGTCGATGCGCGGCAGGATGTCGTCGATGGCGCTGACAGCAACCGTCAGCGAGGCAATCTCGTGGTCACGCAGCGCAAGCCCGGCCTCGACCTTGGAGCCGATCTGGTTCATCGTCCGCGCCGCGCCGTTGATCAGCAGGTACTGCTGGCGGAACGCTGGATCGTTCTGGACGGTCAGGCCGACCATGTTCATGATGTTGGCCAGGGAGTCGAACGCCTCCGCGTTGGGCGACAGGCGCAGCGCCGCGAATGCGCCGTGCATGTGCGTGGCGATGCGATCGCGCAGCGCGCTGGTCATCGGCAGCCGCGGGATGCTGGGCCGAAAGCGCTTGTGGCGGCGGGGCTTGCGGGCGTGGGTCATGGTCTTCTCGGTATAGGGAGGCCGGGCACCGGCGGCGGTCGGATGGGGGAGGGAGTTCCGCCGCCGGGCCGGCCATTGATCAGTCTTCGTTGCCGCCCAGGCCCAGCGAGCCCTGCTTCTCGGCCGCCGGCGTGATGCTGATGGTGATCTCGTTGCCCAGCACCTCGTAGAGCTTCTTGACCTGCTCGCCGCTCGGGTGGCACTTCACGCGGAAGGTGGTGATCACGCTGCCGCCTTCCATCATTTCCACCGCGAAGCCGTCCACGTCGGCCGTGTCCAGCTCAATGTCGGAATCGCCGCCCAGGCCGAAGTCGATCAGCACCTTGGCGCCGACCAGCTCGTGCTTGAGGCGGATCTTTTCGATGAGGTCGCCGAACACGCGCACGGTGGGCTCGGGCATGACGCCGTCGACGCTGCCCTGCGCCGGGTTCTCCTCGGCCTTGTAGAGGGCATGGCGCAGGCGCGGGTGGAACTCGGACAGCACGCCGTTGCCGGCGGTGAACTGGATCTTCAGGTCAGCGGCGCCCGCCGGCTCTTCGCCGTGGCGCTCGGTGCGCACGTTGATGTGCGCCAGGGTTGCGGTTTGCTCGGTGATCGAGAACATGGGGCAGGGCTCCAGGTGGTTGGTGATCAGGGCAGGGCCAGGCGGAAGCCGACGTCCGCGGCCTGGCTGTGCAGGCGCTCGACGCGGCCCTGGATGCGTGCCAGCTCGGCGCCGAAGGGCGTATTGCGCGGCGTGGCACTCATTTGGGCGTCGCGCCCGATGTCCGCTTCGGGTTGCAGGACGGGTGCCAGGCGTTCGAAGACGCCGCCGGCCACCACTTCCAGGTTGTCCAGAACGCGGTTCAGCTCGTGCAGCGCGTCGACGATTTCGCCGTTGGGGACCGGCGTGGGCTGGTTCTGGGCAGCGCCGGCGGACAGAGAGGAACTGACGTAGGAGAGAGACATGGATTGCTCCAGTTGGTGGGTGCTACGTTGGGGGAAGGGTCAGGCGGCTTTGCGCCGCAGGGTTTCAACCATGGCGCGCAGCTCGGCTTCGAACTGCAGCAGGGCGGTCAACAAGGTCTTGATGTAGGCGTCGTCGCGCGGGACGCGCTGCACGTACAGGCGCAACTCCGGGGCCTGGCGAGGGTCGTAGCTGATGAAGTCCCACCACTGGCGGCCGGTCACCAGCATGTTTCCCTGCACCTGTGGCATGTGGTCGGCGGGCATGCCTTCCAGCCATGTCTGGATGTGGACGGCTTCGTCATGAGGGCATTTCTTCTCCACGCCACCATCCGTCCCGACCAAGCCGTCAGGGGAGGCGCCGATGTATGAATACTGGGGATGCGTCAGGTACGGCGACGGCACGATGATTCCGCCATGCGTGACCATGTAAGCCTCGTCTGCGGCGTCTTCCAGATCCTTGCCCCAGTCCATCGACTTGCTGCCTACCTCGTGCTGGGCGATGCCCGCCAGGCGCTCGAAGGCCTTCACGCGCATCAGCTTCGCGCGCGCCTCGGTGGGCTTGCCGTCGCGCTTCACCGCGATGATGTCCTTGAACGTCGAGGCGGTCAGATTGCCGGCGCGCTCCTGCCGCCATTCCTCGGTGCGCTGTTCGGCGGGCGCGTTCATTCCTGCACACCTTCGAAGGGGTTATCACCGGCGGCCGGCTTATCCTGGGTGCTGGGCTGCGTGGGGGCCGCGTCCTCTGCCTTGGCCAGGGCCTCGATGCGCGTGATCTCGTTTTTGCCAACGGCGGCACGGCCATCCTTGCCCAGCGCCATCCAGGCCGCGGTCAGGTCTGCGGTGCGCTTCTCAGCGGGATCATTGCTGCGCGCGATCATTTCCAGGTCGCGGATGATCTGCTCGCGGTCGACCTGCACCGCCGGCTGCGGCTTGGCGGCCTGCGCGAATTCGGCGGCGGTCTTCGGCGTGATATCGCGTTCGCGCGGCTGCGCATCGATCAGCTCGTCGGACGTGTACACACCCAGCAGCGCTCCCGGGGTGTAAGCGCGGGTCCAGTTCTTCACCTGCAGGTAGCCCATCTGCTGGCGCGGATTGGTCTTCCACAGGGGAGAGTTCTTCACGCTGACGTCGGAGATCTTGAGCCATTCGCTCCAGGTGATATCCGCCTCGCCGGCGATGACGGCGCCGACGCGGCATTCCAGGGTGTTGCCGTCGCCCTTGTACTCGTAGTGGAACCGGCCGGAGATGGCGCCGGACGACTGCACCACGGCATTGACCAGCTGCGCCTCGTAGCCCAGCGTGCCGTTCACCAAGTGGGTTTTCTGAGCCACCACGAACGGGTTCATGTTCCACTGCATCGCCTGCATGATCACGGCCATGCAGTCGGACGGGTTGCCCTGCAGGTGCTTGGGCACGGTGGCGCGGCCCGCCGCCATCATCTCGGCCGCGCGCATCATGGCCTCCATGTTGTCGGCGTGCAGCACCAAGCCGCTGGTGCTGGTGTTCGCCGCCGGCAGGTCCAGGGCGGTGGTGGTCTGCTGGTCGATCGTGGTGGTGTCAGACATGGCTTTCTCCTGCCCGAGACTCGGCCGGGCGTTGTGGATGGGTTAGGCGGGGGTGACTTCGGGCTGCGTAGCGGCGGCGATAGCCTCGTCGCGCGCGGCGCGGGCGTGCTGCAGCTCTTCATCGTCGCCGTCACGTTCGGCGGCGCGCCACTGCATCAGCGCGTCGAGCATCTGCTGGGCTGCGCGGTGCAGGCGGTCAATCTCGGCTTGACGTTCAGCGCGCTCGGCCGCTTCGCGTTGTTGGCGCGCGCGTTCAGCTTCAGCAGCGGCGGCGCGAGCGGCGGCTTCCTTCTCCTGCTGGGCGCGGGCTTCGGCCTCGGCGCGCTCCTGCTCGGCGCGGCGCGCGGCGGCCTGCTGCTCTTCGAACTCGCGGCGCTGGCGGTCGATCTCTTCCTGCTGGGCCCGCAGCGCGGCGGCCGCCTCATCCTGCTGGCGCTTGAGCGCCGCGGCGGCCTCGGCATCCTTACGGGCCTGCTCGGCGCGCGCGGCTTCCTGGCGGGCGTTCTCGGCGTCCCGCTCGGCCTGCAGGCGGCGCTGCTGCTCTTCCAACTCGGCGCGCTCCTTGGCCAGGCGCTCGTCCTCGGCCTTGCGCGCGGCGGCTGCGGCTGCTTCCTGCTCCAGGCGCTGGCGCTCCAGCTCTGCCCGCTCGGCGGCCAGGCGCGCGGCCTCCTGTTCCTGCGCCAGCGCGGCGCTGTGCATCTGCTCCAGCTTGGCGGTGGTGTCCGCCTGCAGGGCCATGGCCTCGCCGGCCCGATGTTCGTACAGCTCGGTGGTGATGGGCAGTTCGCCAACGGTGGCCAGCAGCGCGGCGATTTCGGCGGCGCTCTTGCCCGCGGCCTGCACCGGGTACTGGCTGATGGCGTTGATCCGCGACTGGATGGCCTGCTGGCGCGCCAGTTCGGCCGCTTCCTTCGCCGCCTTGATCTCGGCCTTGCGGGCCTCTTCGGCCTTGATCTGGGCGTCGATCGGCTCTTCAACCGCCTTCACCTCGTCCTTGATCTTGGCCAGGATGGCGCGCATTTCGCGCTGCTTGGCCAGCATCGGCTTGTTCCAGCCTTCGTAGGCGGCGTCGGCCGACGTGCGGATGCTGACGCAGCGGGCGCGCGCGGCGCGGGCGGCCTTGTCGCCGGCCGTGGTGGTGACGTCGAACTGCACGCCGGCCAGCTCCTGGCGCAGTTCGGCCAGGCCCTTCTGCACGGCGTTGAATTCGACGATCGCGGCGGGCGCGTCAAGGATTTCGTCTGCAACTTCGGTCATGGTGGTTGTCTCTCAGGGTTGGCGCGCGGCCACAGCGGTCTTGCCGCAGCCTTCGCAGGTGGGGTAGGGGGTGGACTTGGCGTCGGTCTGCTGGCGCTCGCCATAGCCGAAGATCAGCGCGGTCAGCAGGCCGGCCACCACGTAGGCGGCAACGCGGTTGTCGCGGTCTTTCAGGAGGCGGCGGATCATTGGCGGACCTCCAGAGCGCACCAGCAAGCATCGCGTGCGGCCAGGGCGCGGGAGCGATCGAACATGCCGAAGTGGCAGATGGACGCCGGGATATCCAGCGCGCGCGCCAGCCACGCATAGCCGGCGTTGCGGTCCCGGTTGTGCTTCACCAGCACCAGGCGCTGAAACACGGTCTTGGCTTCCTTGCGCGCCTGGATCGTGTGTCGGTCGGCCATGATGCCCAGCGGCAGATCGGTGTCCGGGTGCAGGCCGACGTAGGCCTGGCACTGCGCGCACCGGTAGACGTAAGGCCACGCGCCAAAGGACTGCCCGCCGTAGACGTCACGGTTGTTGGTCAGCTTCACCGGACCGCCGCAGCAGTGGCACGACGTGGGCGGCTCGATGCGGTCGCGCACTCGAGCCAGAGCGCGGCGCGAGACGTGGGGCAGCGGCGCCGGCGGCTTGAGCGAGGTCTTGCTCTGGCTGCGCGGGTCCACGCCCAGGACGATGATGGCGGTCATTGCTGCTCTCCCTTGGCCTTGGCGATGGCGGCGCGGGCTGCAATAAACCGCTCGCCTTCCGCCCACAGGGGATTGCGTGCCTCCATGGCGCGCAGGGCCCATTCCAGCGCCTCCAGCAGCTCGGGCGCGGCGGCGATCAGGCGGGCGTTGGCGTAGTCTTGCTCGTCAGCGACCTCCGAATGTCCGAGAGTGCTGATTTGCTGGGGAAAGGGGCGGCGCGGAATTACCACCACCGTCGAGTCGACCAGATGCGTGCTCCACGGGCCCGGCGTGTGATTCGTCGTCATTGGGCACCTCGCGCGGCCAGCATGGCGTCGGCCATTTCGTACGCATGCACCCCCAACTCGATAAGGGCCTGGTCGCGGCTGACGTCGTCGGGGATATCCCGCCAGACCGCCGCCATAGCCTTGGCCGCGAAGTAGTCGCGCAGGGTCATGCCCATGTCCCAGTTGGCCCACCTGCTGCCAGCGCCTTCGGGCACGTTGGGGAAGGCCGGGCCGCCGTCGTTGATCTTGGGGGCCGTTGCCGCCGGCTGGGCATTCCAACCATTGGGCGTTGGTTTCGTCGTCATGCATTTCTCCTACGGCGCGCTGCAATCTCGTCGCCGATCAGTGCAATTGCGTAAAGGGCAGCCAAGCCCCACATGGCGTAGGCCATCACAGGTAGGCCTCCGCTTCGTCCGGGTCCATCTCGGCCAGCAGGCGGTTCGCCTCGGCCTCGATGTAGTTCTCCAGGTGCTGCGACAGGAACCGGTGGATGCTCATGCTCACCGTGCCGGCCAGCAGCACGAGCGCCGCGGCGGCTTGGTTGTCGCTGACTTCGTCCAGCAGGCAGTCGGCCCAGATGCGAGCCGACTGGCCGAAGGCGCCGGCCGTCTCGTTTTCCAGGCAGG